ACGTCCTGCCGACGGCGCTGAACGCCAGCGATTTCTCCAAGGCCCGATTTGCCACGGCGTTGGCGCTGAGTCCCAAACTGGCCGAGATCTTCACCGACACGAATACGGTCAATCTGAAACAGGCCGGGGCCAACACGCTCTACATCCGCGGCTCGCGAGGGGACAGCAACCTGAAGTCAATTCCCGTCTCGGAGTTGTTCCTCGACGAAGTCGACGAAATGGACCAGAAGCAGATTTGGCTCGCCTTGGAACGCCTCTCGGGCCAGGTCCACAAACATGTCTGGGGCATCTCGACACCGACGATTCCGAACTACGGCATCCACAAGCTGTATCTCACGAGCACGCAGGAGCATTTTGTGTTCAAGTGCCCGTGCTGCTCGCGGTGGACCGAACTGGTCTGGCCCGACTGCATCGAGATCATCGGCGAGCACGTGGCCGACGTGCGTTGCCACGAGTCTTTTTTGAAGTGCAAGGAATGCAGGCGTCGACTGGACCACGCATTGAAACCCGACTGGCTGGCCAAGGGGACTTGGCAAGTGACGGCCAAGAACGCCAACCCGGACATCCGTGGTTTTCACATCAACCAGTTGTACAGCTTCACCGTGACGCCGGGCGAGTTGGTTATGGCCTACTTCCGTGGCTTCGGCGACGAGCTGGCCAACAAGGAATTCCACAACTCGAAGCTCGGCCTGCCGTTTATCGGCGACGGGGCCAAGGTCACCGACGACGATCTGACGGCATGTGTCCGCAACCACACCAAGGACGACCCGCGGCCAGAGATCGGCGGCGAACGGATCATCACGATGGGCGTCGACCAGGGCAAGTGGAGCTACGTCGAGGTCTGCGAATGGTTTTTCGATCGGTATTCGCAGGACTTGAACGTCGCCGCCACGGCAAAGGTCCTTTGGGAGGGCAAGTTCTACGAAGACGAGTGGGACGAGCGGCTCGACCAGTTGATGCGCGAGTGGCAGGTCCTGGCCTGCGTGATCGACGCCGACCCGTGGCCAATGGAGGCCCGGCGGTTCGCCAAGCGGTTCCCGGGCTACGTGTGGCTGTGCCGGTACCGCCGGGGAGTGACCGCCAAGGAAATCTCGATCACCGACGATGATGACGGGGCGCCGCTGGCGACGGTCGACCGAACCAACTGGCTCAGCGCCTCGCTCGGCCGGTTCCGGCAGCCGCGACGGATCATCCTGCCGCGAGACATATCGCACGAGTACCTGGAGCACATCAAGGCCCCGGTTCGCACCTACGAGCGAGAGAAGAAAGACGCGAAAAAAGATAAGCAGGAGAAGAGCGGCGGCAACGTGGTGGCCACGTTCATCTCGACCGGCCCCGACCATTTCGCCCACGCCCGGACCTATGCCGAAATTGCCTTGCCGCTGGTAGCGGCCCGAGAGACAAACCAGGACATCAAGTCATTCTTGTAGCGAGTTCGCGATGCCTCGTAAACGGCCCTCGCACAACATCATCGACAGCCGTCATCCGAACTACCTGTCCTGTATGTCGGATTGGGAGAAGTGGCGCCTGACGTACCGAGGGGGTGACGAGTTTCGCGACCGGTTCCTTGAACAGTTCAGTACCAGGGAGGAACGTAAGGATTTCAATAGCCGCAAGGCGGTCACGCCCATCCCGGCGTTTGCCAAGGCGGCGGTCAACGATATCCGCAACTCGATCTACCAGCGGATGAGCGATGTGTTGCGGACCGGTGGCAGTGGTGCGTATCAACAAGCCGTGGCCGGCCTGGCAGGTGGTGTCGATCGCCGCGGCGCGACGATGACCTCTTTCCTGGGCATGAAGGTGCTCACCGACCTGTTGGTGATGGGCCGTGTGGGCGTCTACGTCGATCATCCAGTCGTCGAAGGGGTCGGCACACTGGCCAATGCCACGGGCCGCCGACCGTATCTCTACAGTTACCAGATCGAGGACATTCTGTCCTGGGCCTGCTCGAAACTGGAAGAGCCGTCGGAGTTCCAGTCACTTCTGTTGCGAGATTCGTGCCTCGACTGCGACGAGCGGACCGGCCTGCCGACGCGGACCTTCCAGCGGTATCGGCTGTTGTGGATCGACGAGGCCACCGGCAAGGTCAACCTGCAGCTCTACGATACCGACGGCAAGCCGATCGACCGCGACGGCAACACGGCTGGCCCGGTGCAGCTCGACCTGGACCGCATCCCGTTCGTGATGCTGGACATCGGCGACAGCTTGATCAAGGACGTGTGTCAGCACCAGATCGCCTTGTTGAATCTTGGCTCCAGCGACGTCAACCATGCCCTGAAGGCCAATTTCCCGTTCTACATCGAACAGCGCGACCTTCGTGCGGTCGGCGGCCATCTGAAAGTCGCTGCCAGCGCCGACGGCACGGCCACCCAGGGTGGCCAGGGGGCAGCGGACACGGACATCAAGGTCGGCTCGACCCAGGGCCGGGCGTACGACATCAAGGCCAATGCCCCGGCGTTCATTGCGCCGCCTTCGGAGCCGTTGGAAGCCAGCCTGAAGCTCCAGGCCAAGTTGGAAGAAGACGTTCGCAAGCTCGTGAACCTGGCCGTGGTCAACCTGGCCACCCGGGCCTCGGCCGAGTCGAAGCAGATGGACAACCAGGGCTTGGAAGCCGGCCTGTCGTACATCGGCCTGGTCCTCGAAAGTGCTGAACGGCGGATCGCCGAGTTCTGGGCCGCCTACGAAGAGCGCCGCACGGCGCGACGAAAAGTCGCCACGGTCAAATATCCGGACCGCTACAGCCTGAAGTCGGACCAGGAGCGGATCGACGAGGCCGACAAGTTGGCCACGCTCATGCACACAGTACCCGGCCGGACAGTCAAACGGGAAATCGCCAAGAACATTGTCACCGTGCTTTTGGCCGGCAAGGTGAGCGTGGAGCGGATCGAACGCATCCACCGCGAGGTCGATGCGTCGAACTATACCACGAGCGACCCCAAGACGATTATCGACGCAAAAAACGCCGGACTGGTCGGCGAAAAGACCGCCTCGGTCGCCTTGGGATTTGATGACGAGGAATACATGACCGCCCGCGAGGATCACACGGCCCGGATCTTGCGCATCGCCGCGGCCCAAAGCAGCGGGGATGACAATAGTGATCCGGCTGCGCGGGGCGTGAGCGATCTGTCGACCGATCCGGCCGGTGCAGGGAGTGCGGAGAAGACCGAGTCGCGCGACAACACGCTCCGCGACACGACGAGCAAGCGAACCCGTGGCGTGGGAAAGGAGTCGGACAATGGCTGACACCCTCGCCACGTTCGGCAACTTCGCCGGGACCTACAAGTGGGTCGGCGGCGTTCTGGCTCCTAACGGTTGTATCTACGGCATCCCCTACAACGCCACGGGCGTCTTGAAGGTCGATCCGGCCACGGACACCACGTCTCTGTTCGGTAACCTGATCGGTTCGCACAAGTGGATTTCGGCCGTGGTAGCGCCGAATGGATGCATCTATGGGATTCCCTTCGACAGTACCCAGGTTCTGAAGATCGATCCGGCCACCGACAGTATCTCTGAGTTCGGCGACCTGCCAGGAACGAGCAAGTGGATCGGCGGCGTGCTGGCGGCCAACGGCTGCATCTACGGGATCCCCTACAACAGCGCCGAAGTTCTCAAGATCGACCCGACCACCGACACGGTGACCACCTTTGGGAACTTCGCAGGAAGCTACAAGTGGTTCGGCGGTGTACTGGCGCCCAACGGTTGTATCTATGGAATCCCGAAAAACCACGCCGCGGTGTTGAAGATCGATCCAGCCACTGATCTGGCAACCACGTTCGGCAGTCTGGGAACCGCATCCAACAAATGGGCCTATGGCGTGTTGGCGCCCAACGGCATCATCTACGGGATTCCAAGAGACGCCACCCAGGTCCTGAAGATCAACCCGGCTTCGGACACCACGTCCACGTTCGGCGATCTTCCCGGGACCAACAAGTGGAACGCTGGCGTCGTGGCCGCCAACGACTGGATCTATGCTGTGCCCTACGACGCGACCAATGTGTTGAAGATCGATCCGGTGACGGAAGCCATCGAGACTGTCGGGAACCTCCCGGGCGAGTACAAGTGGCAAGACGCCATCCTCGCGCCGAGTGGGATGATCTACGGAATCCCGTTCCACAGTCCGGAGATATTGAAGATCGGCCCTGCGAGTCCTCCGCAGCCGGTGGACCCCCCGAAGCCCAAGGGCATCTCGCAAGAGACCTACGGCTCCGTCCAGGAAGCGGCAGACTACTTCGCCATGCGACTGCACGAACACGCCTGGTCGCAGGCGAAGCCGGTCGACCGCTTGAAGGCACTGCGGGCGGCGACGCTGGTGATTGACACGCTCAATTTCAAGGGCCGTAAGCACTCGGTCCATGAACTTCTGAGCAGCAACCCGTGTGCCGGCGACGAGGCGATCCGCGCGGCCGAGGCCCAGCAAGTGTTGGAATTCCCGCGTGGGGCCGACACCGAGGTGCCCGAGGCGATCCGGATCGCCTGCTATGAGATTGCCCATTCGCTGCTGGACGGAAAAGACCCTGAACTGGAATTGGAAAACCTGGGGATTGTCTCCCAGGGTTATGCGTCGGTGCGGACAACCTACTCCCGTGCCCATGTCCCGATCGAACACATTGTCAACGGCGTGCCCAACGCCTTGGCGTGGCGCTACCTGCGACCGTTCCTTCGCGACGACGACGCAATCAGACTGAGTAGGGTTTCCTGAGAAAGGAACAATGCCATGTTGTGCGATCTGTATCTCTCCACGCCGTGCCTGACCTGCTACGACAACGAGGGCGAAGGAGGCGGCGATGCTGGCAAGACCGAGGGCGCCGGCCAGAAGGACCACGAGGGTGATCACGGCCAAGGCGGCCAGGACGGCGATCGGACGTTTACCCAGGACGAGGTCAACAAGTTCCTGGCGGCCGACCGCCGCAAGCACCAGGAGAAATATGAATCGCTGGAGCAGTCGTACCAGCAACTCCTGGAGAACGAGAGCCTCAGCAAGGAGGAGCGGAACAAGTTGGAGGAATCGCTCGAAAACCTCCGGGCCCAGTACCGCACCAAGGAGCAGCAGGCCGCCCACGAACGGAAGAAGCTCGAAGAGGAGTACAGCGAGCAATTGACCAGCGCCAAGAAGCAGTACGAAGTCTGGCAGAATCGGTATATGGAGTCGACGATTTCCCGGGCGCTCCAGGACGCGGCCGTGTCGCACGAGGCGTACAATCCTTCCCAGGTCGTTGCCCTGCTACGGCCCATGACCAAGATGGTCGAGAAGACCGACGAGAAGGGCCGCGGCACCGGCGAGTTCGAGCCGATGATCGACTTCGCCGATGTGGACCTCGAAACGGGTGAATCGGTGATGACCCAGCGAACGCCCGAAAACGCCGTGAAGCGGATGCAGGAGTTGCCCGACCTGTACGGCAATCTCTTCAAGTCCGGTGTTGTCAGCGGCATCGGCGGAAACTCGGCTACCGGTGGCCTTGCACCGGGCGCGAACGGCCAGATCGACGTGCGGAAACTGTCTCCCACGCAGTACCGAGAGATCCGCGAGAAGAACCCTGAGCTTCTCGGGCTCCGGCCGAAGCGAGGCCGCTAGTCCTTTTCTTCCAGGGGTTCGTTTGTCCCACCTTTCGCGACGCTCGTCGCATCGTCCAAGAAACCCCACAACGGAGACCTTTTCACGATGAATCCTCTCTACCTCTCCCCGGCAGTCGCCACCTGCTACGCCAACGATAACGACGCCTACGTCCCCGAGCGGTGGGCGCAAGAGGGCCTGGCGATCCTCGAAGAGAACATGGTGGCCGCGGCGATGGTCCACCGCGATTTCGAGGATGAGATCGCCGAGTTCGGCGACGTGGTCAACACGCGACAACCGGCCAGCTTCAAGATCCGCCGCAAGACGGATGACGACGACGTCGAGACGCAAGACGCCCGCTCGACCAACGTGCAGGTTCCGCTCGACCAGCACA